ACAGAATTAAGTTTCAATTAGTAGCCTAATTAATATGTCCAATATTTTGGGTGCACATCAATATTCTATAAAATCTCTATTTTTTTAGACATTTTAACAATTTTAAATTGTTAAAATTAAACTAACTAGCGTGTAGCACTGACCCAGCAATAAAAAATCTAATGGCAAAAATTACTTTCCCCTAAAAAGTAAATAATATTGCTGGGTGCGTGGTACACGCTAGAAAAAAGAAAGGAAAAATAAATATGTTAAGTAAAAATTTTAAGAGTAATAAATATTATGAAGTAACTCGTTACTGGTTTAAATATGGAAATGAAGAGGACGCTTTAGAAAACACAGTAACTGTTTGGGATACTTTCGAAAAAGCTATTGCTTATATAGAAAGATATGCTACTGGCTTAAAATTTGAAAGTGCTTCTATTGAAGAAGTAATCGTCGATAGAGAAATAACCGCTAACGATTATAAACACGGCGATTATGAATATGTATCTATTCAAAAAATTTATGATGTAACACTTGAAGGCGTCGAAGATTTTACAAAAGGAAAAATTTGTTACTTTGAAAAGTCTGAACAAGCTGATGAAACGCTAGAACAAGAAACAGGAATAATTAAAACTATGGACGACTGGCAAAAAAGTGATTTAGAATTCAAAGACTTTGCTAAAGTTGGAGATGTAGTTGATGAAAGTATAGTAAATTGGTTTGCTGAATGTGTACCACCTATAACGTATAACTCAGATTTAATACAATGTGGAGAAGCTTATGGTCATAGAGATAATCCACGAACAGGTAGATTTGAAGGAACATATATAACATTTGCTAAAGCAGATGATAAATGGATTTATAAAGGACATTGCTTCTGTGGAGAGCAAAAAAATATTGCTTAGTTAATTTTATTGTAATTCTAATTGAGGTAATAAACCATGATAAAAGATTTCGGATTACTACTTATAGAAGCACGAAAAAGTGCAGGTTATACGCAAGAACAAGCAAGCGAATTATTAGATATCAGTGTTAGGACATTGGCAAAGTATGAAGCTAATCAAGTTAAACCAACTATAGATAAGATGAATGATATTGTTGAGATTTATGGTAGTGAATATATAGGGTATCAGTACTTATTAACCTATAAACTAGGTCAAAAATTACTTGCCCCTATTGAAAGTAAAAGTTTTTCAGAAACCGTATTAAGTTTCATAACCAATATAAAAAAATCTAATAAATGTATAGATGACTTAATTGAGATTGGTTCTGACGGAAAAATAGACAAAAAAGAACAGCCTAAATATAAACAAATATTGAATACATTTAGGCTGATGACAAAAGATATTTTGATATTAAAGTTTTGTAAAAATAAAAAAGCCGAACCGTCCAGTAAACAGCTCAGCTAATAAATAAAATCTTGTAATTGAATTATAACAAATATATTGGTGCGTAGCAAGCCATAGCAGAGTTATTAACATAACAAAAATAAAAATAATCTAAAGAGCAAATCTGACAATCTTCTTAACAAATTTTAATCGGCAGGGAGGTTTGCAAGTAGTTCTGCTATGGTGCTTGGTACGCACCAATGAAAGAGAGGTGAGAATATATGGAATTACCAATAAAAGAACAAAGTACATTAGAAAATATTAGAGATATTCTTATTGATTATGTAAAGGTGAAAGAGGAAAACAAATTATTAAAACAACAACTAAGCGGTAAAAATGATTATAGCAAGTATTGTTCACCTGCTGGAATATCTACTGCAAAACAGATACAAGAATTTACAGACTTAAAGCCTAGTATGATTAGAGAACTTGGATATCGTGGTGTCTTTAAAGAAATAAGAGAAGGAAAAATGGTGCGATACAAATTTAGCAGTGTATTAGCTTTTGTTCAAGGGAAAAAAGGGGATTTAGTATGAAGTGTTGGCGTTGCGGTAAAAACCTAAATAAGGGAGAGGGACATATATTGTATTTAACTAATGGACCTGTTCCAGTGTGTGCTGATGACCGTCAATGTTATTCATTTGCTCAAAAAACAAAAAGGAGTGGTAAAAATGATTGCCTTAATAAGAAATAAACAAGGAGAAATAATACCGTGTAAAGCCATTAAAGGAAAAATAACGGATATTACTCAAGATTGGGTATTTAAAGAAAAAATCTTGAATGAAGATAGAGAGATATCTATATCTGAATGTATAAAGGCTTTGAAGTTGAATTATCGTGTTAAAGTACAAGATGATTTAAATGAAGATATTATTTTTAAAGCTGTTGAAGGGAATAATTTTATTGATGTATATGGAGATTATTTACCTAAAGATGAATTAGATAAAAGCAGTAAATTCTATTTGGAAGGGGCTATCTCATATGGTGAATGGTTTCCATTCTAAAATAAATCTTTATCCTGAAGTATGTAATTTATGTGGTGGCAAGGTGATATATACAGATAATAAAAATATATATCATGGTAAAAGTTATGGTAGCGGTAAATGTTATATATGTACTAATTGTGGGGCTTATGTAGGAACACATAAACCAAGACCAAAAGAAGCATTCGGAATATTAGCCAATCCAGAAATGCGAAAGCTAAAACATATATGCCATCAACAATTTGATAATTTTTGGCAAGGTAAGCCAAACAGGAGTAAAAAACGCAAGAAAGCATATGCTGAAATGGCTAAAATCTTAGAAATACCTGTAGAAGAATGCCACTTTGGATACTTCGATTTAGTTATGTTAAAAAAAGCCTACAAAGCTATTAAGCAAATGCAGGCTAGAAGAAAAAAGTTGCTTAAATGACGGCAATCAGATAAGTAACTATATAAAAATTTATTAGTAATTTAAGTATAGCATAGGAGTGAAAAAATGAAAACAATTGCTATCTATGAATATAAAGAAGATGTTAAACCAATCTTGGTTATAGCAACTAATTGTATAACTGATTGGGAATATAAAAATATTTTAAACGGTAGATTAAGTGATATATATTTTGATAATAACCGTTGGCATATTGAATATTTTGATGATGAAGGTAATGGCTATGCAGATACTTTACCACCAGATGTGCAGATAATAACAAATAGAAAGGCTGTGGCGTGATGAATTTATATGAAATAAAACAAGAATTTGAAAAGGCTATTGAAGAATGTGTGGATATGGAGACAGGAGAAATAATTAATCCTGCTCGTCTTGATGAATTAAATATGGTTTTAACTGACAAGCGAGAAAATGTGGCTTTATATATAAAAAATCTAAGTGCAGAAGTAAAAGCTATTGATGAAGAAGCTAAAAATTTAACCAATAGAAAGAGAGTTCTTAATAATAAAGTAGAAGGATTAAAAAAATATTTAGCTGATAATTTAGAAGGACATAAATTTGAAACTGCAAAAGTTGTAGTTAGTTTTAGAAAATCTGAACAATTAGAGATTAATTCTACAGAACATATACCAGCAGAATATTTAATATCACAAGAACCTAAAATTGATAAAGTGGCATTAAAAAACTCAATAAAACAAGGTATTGAAATAAATGGTGTTCAGATAATTACAAAACAAAATATCCAAATAAAATGAGGTGCTTTAAATGAGTAGAGTTGTTTGTATAATGGGCGAAAGCGGAGCTGGTAAAACTACCAGCCTTCGTAATCTTGATTATAAAACTACATTTATTATTGACGCAGATAGAAAAGGTCTTAGCTGGAAAGGTTGGAAGAAACAATATAATACAGAAAATAAAAATTATGTTCAAACTTCAAATGTAGGTGCTATAGAAAATGTTATTAGTAGGATTGATACAGATTTTAAAGATATAAAAGTTCTTGTAATAGATACTATAAATGCCATTATGGTTGATGATGAAATGGCTCGTATGAAAGAAAAAAATTATGATAAATGGCAAGATTTAGCTACCTGTATATGGAGAGTAATTTCCAAATTGCATTTATTAAGAGATGATTTAACAGTTATATGTATTGCACATTCTCAAACAGATAGAGATGACAGTGGTTTTTATTTTACACGTATAAAAACCAGTGGTAAAAAGTTAGATAAAATCGTTTTAGAGAGTAAATTTACAACAGTATTGTTAGCTAAAGCAGTTGATGGCAACTATGTATTTGAAACATATGCTAATCATTCAACAGCAAAAAGTCCTATGGGGTGTTTTGATAAAGAAATACCTAATGATATAAAAACTGTAATTGAACAATTAATAAAATATGAAAATGATGAGGAGTAATTAACTATGATGAATAAACCTGCAAATTGGGATAGTGTAGAAGCTATTACAGGAGAATATAAAAAATTACCTGCTGGTGGCTATGTATGTAGCATTGTTAGAGCTGAATGTACTAAATCTAAGAATGGAAAAGAGATGTTAAAACTTGCAATAGATATTGCAGAAGGTGAATATAAAGACTTTTACCTAAATCAATATCTACAAGAACAAGAACGAAATAAAGAACAAGCAAAATGGAGAGGTTCATATTATCAGCTTACAGAAGGTGATAATATGGGACGTTTTAAAGGTATGTTATTAAATATTGAAAAATCAAATTCAGGATATAAGTGGAATTGGAATGAAAAAAGTTTAGAAGGAAAATTATTTGGTGGAGTATTTAGGGAAGAAGAATATATTAATCGTAACGGCGGATTATCTACTGCTGTTAAGTTAATATCAATTAGACCAGTAGAAGGAATTACAGATATTGAACCACCTGCAAAAAAAGTATTAGAAAACAATAATAATTTAGCTGAAAACTTTGGAGAAGAAATTCCATTTTAATGATTAAGTATGGAAAAATTGTAAAGAGAACTGAAGGCGGTGTAATCGCCTTCGTTCCTTGTAAAGATAATGAGATTACAAAGACAGCTAGAAAAATTATTGTTGAAATACCAGATAGTAGAAAAATAAGTATGGCTCAAAGAAGAAAAGCTTTTGTTTTGTTGGGATATATTTCAGCATGGTGGGGATATACTCCATTAGAAGCAACAAAAGAAATAACTAAACAAATGTTTAATGGTCATGTTCCATGTAGTTTTGATACGGATTTTTCTTTATCGAATTGTAGTGTAGAAGTAGCTAGATTATATATAACGTATTTAATAGATTTTTGTATACTTCATGATATAGATATAGGAGAACCTTTATATGAATTATGTGAAGATATTCCTAAATATGTATGGGCTTGTTTAATGAAGAAAAGATGTGCAGTGTGTGGTAAAAAAGCGGAACTTCATCATGTAGATGCTATAGGAGCTGGTAGAAATAGAAAAGAAATACCACAAATAGGAATGCAAGTATTACCACTTTGTAGGGTACATCACAATGAAATTCATAACATTGGTAAATTAACATTTTTGAAAAAATATATTTTACAATCCATAGCATTAACTAAAGATATAGCAAAAATTTATAAGTTAACTAGAAAGAATATGGAGGCGGTAAAATGAACAGCCGATTTATAACTAAAGTAGAAATAAAAAGTAATGGAACACTTGATATCTTTTACAAAGTACTTGATAAAAATAATTGTGTTATAGAAGAACATAAAAATAATTATGTAGAACAGCCATTGCCAAGTTTTTATAATGCACTAAATGATTTAATTAAACCAGTATTAGATATTTTTAAAATAGGAGCAATTTTTTCTAAAAGAATAAAAATATATAAAGTTAATTTTAAAGGTTCTAATGAAGCTACATCAGCAATAATTAGTTGTCTTTTTCATTTAACAGATGATGATGTATGGATACCTATTAATACACATATAAGAAAATATCCTACTGATAGTTTTGAAGATGGACAAAAAGGATTTTTTACTTATGACGTAGTAGATAAGCTTAATATTATAGCAGACGAAGCAATTAAATATTTAGAAGGTAATAGAAATAATATCCAGCAGACATTATTTACAGAAGATAATGCTTCAAATACAGAAATTAATTCTAAAGAAATTGTAGAAAATGTAATAGATGTACCAAATAATGTTGTACAAATGCCAACAGTGGCACAATAAATAGGAAAAGGTGCTTGCTAAGTCAAGCACCTTCCCATGAGGTAAAAAATATGGAATTAAAAGCTCATAATCTCTTAAACTCTTTTAATGATAATTATGCTGAACAATTTAATTTAGATGAAAAAACACAATTATTATATTTTAAGCTTGTATATATATGGAATAAAGCAAGAAGACCAGAAGTTTTTTATGTAGACAATAAAAGATTAATGGAATTAGCACGAATTAACTCTGATAGCTCTTTAATATCTCGTAGAAAAATTTTAATAAAATTAAATTTAATAAAATATACGCCTAGTAAAAAAAGAGGTCAAGCCTCAAGTTATTCTCTATTAAAAAATTATCATGATAATTTCGCTAGTACAACTACTAGTACAAATGCTAGTGTAACTGCTAGTACAATCACTAGCACAACTGCTAGTAAAAATAAAACGCTAGAAGCCAACAATGATAAAGGATTGAGAACACATCATGATAATTTCGCTAGTACAAATGCTAGTCCAATTACTAGCCCAATCACTAGTACAAATGCTAGTGAAAACGCTAGCCATAATAAGAGTAATAGAGATATAGAGAATAATATATATAATAACGCGCGTGATGATAACATTTCTCCAGCAGAAAGTCAAGTACTTATTTTCTATCAAAATCGAATCGGCTCTAATCTAGGAGGAACACCAGGAGCTAATGAAATAGCCTGTCTTAGAGAATATGCACAAGTTTATGGAGCAGAACAAACTATACAGGCTCTAAAAAAAGCATTGCAAAGCTCTAGAAAATTGCAAGGAATATACTTTGTTAAGTATGTAGGTGGAATATTAAGAGGCTGGGCAAATTTGAAAATAGCAGGAGGTGAATCTAATGGACAATCACAATTTAGCAATCTATCAAGAACTACAACGCAGGCTCAAAGAAAGACAGGAACAGATATCAACTGGGCAGAGCTTGATTGATGGGAAAATAGTATGTAAAGAACTAGGAATAAAATATATATCAAGTGAGTTTTCTAAAAATGAAATGGCATTAGTTGACGCTATGTATAGACAAGAAAAATGTAAGATTTGTAATAAGCATGGTATTGATTGCAAGAATTGTTTTTATGTAAAAGTAGATGAACAAGCTGGTAAATATTTTATAAGCTACAGTAATTGTGAACGCTGGAAAAATTATAAACAGCAAGAAAAAATAAATAGGCTTATGGAGCAAAGCAATGTAGGTAAACTTTTTGAAAGTAAGACCTTTAATAATTTTAGAGTATTACCAGCAACAGAGAAAGCTTATAATGATTGTTTAAATTTTTGTACGAACTATACTCCTAAATGTAGGGGATTGAGGTTACACGGTCGATATGGGTGTGGTAAAACACATCTTGCAGCAGCTATATTAAATAATTTATTAAAGCAAAATATACCAAGTATGATGGTTGTTACAGCAAATTTATTTGACTGTATAAAACAAGGTTTTAATGATAAGGAAAAAGCTTTAATAGCAACAGAATTAGTAAATAAAGCTAAACAAGTTGACGTATTAATTCTTGATGATTTTGGAGCAGAAAAAGATAGAGATAATAGCGGAAAATTAAAAATGGTGGGTAGTTGGGAACGTGAAAATTTATTTTTGCTAATAAATACTAGATATGAAAATAATCTTACAACGATAATAACTACTAATTATAATATGCAAGAACTATTTGAATTATTCGGAGAACGAATAATGAGTAGAATTGCAGAAATGACAAAACCTGTTGGAATGAAAGGTGCAGAAAATTATCGTATAAGATTAGCACAGGCGGTGTGATTATGAAAAAGATATGTGCAAATCCTGAATGTAGAAAAGAGTTTGAAAGTAATTATAAAAACAAAAGATTTTGCTGTAAAGAATGTTATAGCAAAGCATTTTATCAAGAGCATAAAGAGTATTGGAATCCTGAACCTAAAAGAAAAATAGAAGCAGAGCAGAAAAGAATAGAAGTGGAAAATAAAGCTAAGAGGGAAAAACGTAGAAATGACATTAATCGTTTAATGGCAGAAACAGGATTAAAAAATAAATATGGTTTAGTAGCAAGTTTTTATGATACTAACAACTTAGAAGGACTATATAAATATGCTGATTATCTTAAATCTATAGGTGAGATTAAAGAAGATATAAACGAACCTAAAATAGTTAAATCACATGGTGGGAAAATTACAGGTGGATTTGATTATTTCATGATATCAACAAATTAGGAGCAAATTTCTATGGAAGATTTAGAGTCAATAAAAGATAAGCTTGAATATATAGACATTGCAATGAAGTTATTATTGCAATATGGAAAAAATAATCCAGATGTAGTTGATTTTCTTAGTAAAAATACAATGATTGCTAAAGATAAAGAAAATGGTTTTTGTGTAGTAATTAGTTTTAAAAAGATGAGGAATAATAATGAGTGAATTTATAAGTGGAAATGCTGGGATAATAAAAAAAGAGGATATTGTTTTTTTAGAAATATTAGAGCCTAATCCATTCTTTTTAAAAGATGAGTATAAGATATATGCTACTACTTATACTTTAGATAAAGGTGAACGTAAAGTATTGTTGGAAAGCAGAAAAAAGTATAAGGAAATAGAAAAGGAATTTAATAGAATAAAAAAAGAAGTTGAAAATACTGTAAAGAAAAAAATTTGTTGGAAACCAAAAGAACAGGAAACATATTATTATGTTGGTATTTCAGGTGATGTTATAGAAGATAAATGGGACGAAACAACAACGGATTATGCTTTTTTTATAACAGGTAATTGTTTTAAAACTAAGGAAAAAGCAACAAAACATATAACAGAAATATTAAATATTTATGGAGTTAAAAGTAATGCAAAATAGACCAAAATATAATGCCAAAAAAACAATAATAGGAAATTTAAAATTTGATAGTAAGAAAGAAGCGGAATACTATTTAAAATTAAAAGCTAAACGTATTAATGGAGAAATAAATTGGATAAAGTTACAGCCAGAATTTTTGATTTTAAGAGGATTTACATTAGAGAATGGGGAGCGTACAAAGGGTATACGTTATGTAGCTGATTTTGAAGTTGAGTATGCTGATGGACATAGAGAAATAATTGATGTTAAAGGTGTAAAAACAGAAGCATACAAAATAAAAAAGAAAATGCTCCTGGATATGTATCCAAATATTAATTTTATTGAGGTATGAAAGCATGGATAAGATATTGTTTAGAGCTAAAGAAAAAAAGAATAATACATGGGTATATGGTTCATACATTCAAAAAGGTGATACGCATCTAATATTACCAAAAGGTCAATATCGTTCTAAGAAAATACACTTATATACGTTAGGTCAGTATGTAACTACAGACCCTTATGGACATGATGTGTATGAGGGTGATATTTTGAACGTGGATGACGAATATTTAGCCTTGGTTGATTTTGATAATGAACGTCGGGGTTTTGTATTAAATAGCACTACTTTGAATGAACCATTTGAAGATAGTATTACCGAGTTTTATGTAGGAGGCAATAAGTACGACAATCCAGAATTGGTTGAAGAAATTGAAAAGAGAGAATAGGTATGAGCTTTCAAGAAAATTTAAAACATTATAGAGAAAAAGCGGGTTATAAATCCGCCAAAGAGTTTGCCAATACTCTAGGAATTCCGCCTAATACTTATGTAGGGTATGAAGTCAGAGGACGTGAACCTAAATTTGATACTTTATGCAAATTTGATACTTTATGCAAGATAGCCGACTTATTAGAAGTGTCTACAGATGATTTATTAGGACGAAAAGAGCCACGATTAAAAGATAATTTAATGAAAATAAAAAATAAAGTTATGTTAGAAGTAAATAAGCAAAATAAGCAGTGGGGCGATGAAAGCGAGCTAACACCTCATCAATGGCTCGGGCTTGTTCAAGAAGAAGTTGGGGAGATAGCTCAAGCCGTTAATGAAACATATTTACCTAACAAAACAAAAACCAAACTAGGTGGCAAGGAAAATATACAAAAAGAAATATATCAGGCTGCTGCACTTTTGATAAGGTTTTCCGAGAAAATAGAAGGTGAGTAATATGCAATGTGATGAACGATATTATGAAGCCGACACAGGGTATATGTGTTGGATTAATAAGAAACCATGTAATAAAAATAACTGTACATTAAAACATAAATTTGCAAAAGAATTTTCTAAAAAGGTAGTAAAAAATATAAAGGCTGGTGAGTGAATGAGAAAGGAAGGGATAAATCCTCTTACAAATGATGGACAATATGCAGATACAACATATAAAAGAGCTGTTGAAAAAAGAAACCGAGAAAACTTCTTTTATGCTTTTTGTCGTAGGGCTTTCAGACGAGCTAATGCAGAACTGATGAAGCGTTTGCATATAAAAATTCTAAGAATTGATTTCTGGGATATGGAAACAGATAATAAAAAAGTAATGAAGGTAGGAAAATATGAATAATAATGGACCTAAGTTGGTAAGAATACCATTAAAGACAGAACAAGAATTTTATAAAAGAAATATTCCTATAATCAAAATTACAAGTATTATATTGTGCTTAATAGCAACTACAATATTTTTAATAGGATAAATCCACTAATTAGGATAGCTAAAATAAGGCTATCCTTTTAGTGTTTATATGAAATAAAGGAGTATAGAAATAATGACTAAAATAGATGAAGCAAAAGAATATTTACAACAGGTATATAAGGCTAAACAAGTATGTTTAAGATGTAATGCAGATTTAGAAGAATTACGTGCAACATCTATTATGTTAATTCCATCATATAAAGAACGTACAGGTTTTAGTAATATAAAACATGATACCAGTGATTTTATATCTAAATTAGAACAACAGGAAGAAGAAATGGAAAGATTAAAATTAGAATGGCTAAATAAACGCATAGAAATAAAATCTTTTTTAAACAATATAAATATGAGCGAAAATATTAAGAATGTACTTATTTTACGTTATGTTTCTCTTAGAAAATGGGAAGAAATTGCTTGTTCTATTAATTGTTCATTTAGATGGGTGCATACATTACATTCTCAAGGATTATCCATTGTTGCAAAAAAAATAAAAAATTAGTTCACTAAAGTTCACTAAAATTCATAGAAGTTCATACTTTAATTGTGATATAGTTATACTTGTTAAAGAAAAAGATAAACCGTTGGTAAAAATACTAGCGGTTTTATTGTTTTATAAGTTTATCTTGTATAAATATTGGTATATACCCATATATTTTAATAATAATATGTATTTTTATAATTTATATTAGAATAATAGCCTTCATGTTGCAAAATTTATGTAATATGCTATACTAAATATAGGCAAAACATGATAAATTGTCATATGGACAGCAAAACCCCATGAAGCTCGCACCTTCATGGGGTTTCTTGCGTTATATAGCTAACGCTGAAGCTAGGCTAGTTGCCACATAAAATCGAAAAAAGCATGTCTAACCCTTTGCAAATATAGTAGGCAACTATACTTGCCATGACAGCTTCTAAAAACATGATAAATCTTGACACATGGACACCTCCTAACTGTTACCAGTATAGGAAGGGCAACGAGAGATATTATAACATATAAACATATTTAAAGCACCTAAATAGGTGCTTTTTTTATGCCCAACTTTAAATTTTCGTGGTCGGTGAGAAATACTTCTTGACTTTTTGTCCCACATATTTTATTATAAATGTGGGACAAAAATTAGGAGGTGAATAGAATGCTAACATTAGATGAAAACGCTATTGTCGGTCAGGCGATAGTGGGGCAGGCTAAAGTTGGCAGACCCAAAGTAAATAATCCTAAAACTATTAAATTCAGTATTCGTCTTGATGTTGATACAGAACAAAAATTACTTAAATACTGTAAAAAACATGAAATATCTAAAGGTGAAGCAATTAGACAAGGGATTAATTTACTTTTAGACAAATAAAAATACACCCGCTATCGAACCGACCAAAGCTCACGCGAGTGTATTGCATAGAAGTAATCTTCTGTGAAATCTATTATATCATAGAATGGTACTTCTATAAAGTAAAACTTAATATGAGGTGCAAACTATGAATGATTTACAAATATTTAATAATGTAGAATTCGGACAAATTAGAACTATTACAAAAGATAATGAAGTTTGGTTTGTTGGTAGAGATATAGCGGAAGCTTTAGGTTATAGTGATACTAATAAAGCTGTAGCAATGCATGTAGATGATGAAGATAAACAACTCAACGACAAAACGTCGTCGAGTTTTGGACAAAGAGGTGCAACAATTATTAATGAGTCTGGTTTGTATTCATTAGTTCTTTCTTCAAAATTATCTAGTGCCAAAAAGTTTAAACGTTGGATAACTTCAGAAGTGTTACCGTCTATTCGTAAGCACGGCGGATATCTAACACCAGCTAAAATCGAAGAAGTATTATTAAATCCAGATACAATTATAAAACTTGCTACTGATTTAAAAGAAGAACGAGCAAAACGTGTTGAGGTTGAAAAACAACTTGAAATTAATAAACCTAAAGTATTATTCGCTGAAGCTGTAGCAACTGCAAAAACGTCAATTCTTATAGGAGAACTTGCAAAACTTATTAAACAAAATGGTTATGATATTGGTCAAAAACGTTTATTTCAATATTTAAGAGAAAATGGTTATCTTATTAAGCAAAAAGGTTCAGCATATAATAGTCCTACACAAAAATCAATGGATATGGGATTATTTGAGATAAAAGAAAGAACAATTAATCATTCTGACCATATTGAAATTGTGAAAACAACTAAAGTAACAGGAAAAGGTCAGATATATTTTATTAATTTATTTAGTAAATTAGAAAGAAAATCAGCTTAATGAGGTATATTATTATGAGAGTAGAAGATATTAATAAGAGTACACGTTTTAAAATAGGGGAATTTATTGAAGATAGTTGTCGTGCTGATGAAATTCTTGAAGCTATTTTAGATTTATCTAAAGGCAGAGAATGTGCAATCTCTACATTAGTTAGAGAATACGGCTATTGGGCAACAAAGAAACATGAAGGATTAAAAGCATTAGAAGCAGAAAATATAACCGAAGAAATGGCAATATCATTAGGTTATAAATTGAATTTATAATAAAGATAGGCTACTTACATTAATTTGTAGGTAGCTTTTTTAGTACAAAATTTTAGGTGGTGAGGTGATTTGACAAAACTTACAGCAAAACAAGAAAGATTTTGCAGAGAATATATTATAGATTTAAATGCTACTCGGGCAGCAATTCGAGCTGGTTATTCTGAAAAAACAGCAAACAGAATAGCAAGTGAGAACTTGTCAAAACTTGACATTCAAGAAAAAATACGGCAGTTGCAGCAAAAAATAGAAGCACGAACTGAAATAACGCAGGATAAAGTTTTAAATGAACTTGCTAATATAGGATTTGCAGAACCGTCTAAACAGATTAGAGTTACTGATAAAATAAAAGCTTTGGAGCTTTTGGGTAAACATCTAGGCATCTTCACGGATAAATTACAAGTGAAAGGTGATATCAAAACCATTAATCCTTATGAGAATTTGACTACAGAGGATTTAATAAAGTTGGCGAAAAATGATGGATAAAAAATTAATAGCATTAGGTGCAAAGATAGAACTTGCAAGACGTGAGTTCTTTTTTTATGCCCAATTAAAAGCTCCAGAATTTTATAAATTAGATAGAGCTTTTTTAGTTGATATTTGTAATACACTTCAAAATTTTATTTCATCAGATAAGAAAGTATTAATCTTAAATGTTCCTCCCAGACATGGTAAAAGTCGTACAGCAGGATTATTTGTTGAATGGATATTAGGAAAAGACCGTACAAAAAAAATAATGACTGGAAGTTATAATGAAACTTTATCAACTATGTTCTCTAAAAATGTGAGAAATGATATACAAGAAGCTAAAGCAGATATATATAAACCAGTATTTCATGATGTATTTCCTTTTACACATATAAAACGTGGCGATGGTGCTATGAATTTATGGAGTTTAGAAGGTGGTTATAATAATTATCTTGCTACAAGTCCTACAGGGACAGCTACAGGCTTTGGTTGCGACCTTTTGATAATTGATGACCTTATCAAAAATGCAGAAGAAGCCAATAATGAAACTGTTAAAGAAAAGCACTGGGAATGGTTTACAAATACCATGCTTTCTCGTCTTGAAGAAGGTGGAAAGATAATAATAATAATGACTCGTTGGGCTAGTGATGATTTAGCTGGTAGAGCCTTAGAACATTATTCTTGTGATGAAGTAGAACATATAAAATTTAAAGCAGTTTGTGATGATAATTCTATGCTATGTGATGAGATATTATCTGCTAAATCTTGTGAAGATAAGAAAAAAGCTATGGGGTTGGATATTTGGTCTGCAAATTATCAGCAAGAACCAATAGATTTAAAAGGCAGATTATATAGTAATTTTAAAACTTATACTGGTGATTTACCTACATTTAAACAAGTTAGGGCTTATATAGATACAGCAGATGAAGGCGACGATTATTTATGTTGCATTATCTATGGAGCTACTTTTCAAAATGAAGCATATGTATTAGATGTTATATATACTAAAGCATCAATGGAAGTTACAGAAAATACTGTAGCTCATGCTTTATATATAAATGGAGTAAATAAAGCTAAATTTGAAAGTAACAATGGTGGACGTGGATTTGCGAGAAGTGTACGACGTATTTTATTAGAAAAATTAGGAACTAATAAATGCGTAATAAAATGGTTTCACCAATCCAAAAATAAACAAGCTCGTATTTTATCTAATGCTACTTGGGTTATGGAACATATCTATTTTCCTGTTGGTTGGCAAAATAGATGGTCAGAATATTATGAGGCAATGACTAAATATCAACGTGAAGGTAAAAATAAACACGATGACGCACCAGATTCTACTACAGGCATAGCAGAAGATTTATCTAAAGGTGGCATGAGTATATTTAAGTGAGGTAATTTAATTTGAATTTAGAGCAAGCTAGAAATTTAATAAATAAATATTTATCTTATCACTCGGTATTTGTAAGAAATGCACTAATAGCACAAAGATATTATCTAGGAGATAACGATATATTGCATAGAGAACCAAAGGAAAAATTGCAGGGAGGAAAACCTAATCCTTTACGATGTGCAGATAATAAAATAGCTTTTAATTTTCATCAGTTATTGGTAAATCAAAAAGCAAGTTATCTTTTTACAGCTCCACCGCTATTTGATGTTAAAGATGATATTATGAATGAGCATATAGCAAATGTTCTAGGAGATGCTTATGCTAAAAAAGCTAAAGATTTATGTGTAGAAGCAAGTAATAGTGGTGTTGGTTGGCTACATTATTGGATTGATAATGTAAAAGGTTTTCGTTGGGCAGTTATTCCTTCTATGCAAATTTATCCAGTATATAGTACGAGATTGGAAAAAGAGCTACAGGCTGTGCTTAGAACATATAAATCTATTGATGATGAGGGGAAAGAATGGGAAATTTGTGAGTTATGGAACAATACACAATGTGCTACTTATAGACAACGTGGAGAAGTATTTGAACCATATAATATTTTTACTACTACAGGTATAAATGGACAACCAACAAATATTTATAATCATGATTTTAAGCAAGTACCATTCATTGAATTTCCCAATAATAATACATTAACTAATGATTTTAATAAGATAAAATCACTTATTGATGTTTACGATAAAACGTATAGTGGCTTTGTAGATGATTTAGAAGATATCCAAGAAGTTATTTTTATACTTAATAATTATGGAGGACAGGACTTAAACGAATTTTTAAATGACCTAAAATATTATAAAGCTATTAAAACAGAAAGTGATGACGCTTCTGACAAAAGTGGAGTATCTACATTAACGATTGAGATACCAGTTGAAGCAAGGAAAGAGTTATTAGAAACTACAAGGAAAGCTATTTTTAGTATGGGACAAGGAGTGGACCCACAACAGCAATCATTTGATAACACCAGTGGTGAAGCTATGAAGTTTTTATATTCCTTATTAGAATTAAAAGCTGGTTTATTAGAAATAGAATTTAAACTAGGATTTGGTGAACTTATTCGTGCTATTTGTAAATATAAAGGATTTGAACCTAAACAGATTATTCAAACATGGACTAGAACATCAATTCGAAATGATGCCGAACTTGTCGATATGTGCAGTAAATCCGTTGGTGTAATATCCAATAAAACAATTCTAAAAAATCACCCATTTGTCGAAAATGCAGAAGATGAAGAAAAGCAGCTAGAAGATGAACAAAAGAAAAAGCAAGATTTAGAAGATGTTTATAGTAAATCTTTTGACGGTGGTGAAGGTAATGGTAATACCTGATAATGAGTATTGGAAGGCAAGATTTGAGCAATTATATGAAGCACAATTAAGTCAAGAAGATGAATTTTTAGAACGTGTAAAAGATATGTATATGGAAGCGATAGATAATCTTGAAAAAGATATTGCTAAATGGTATATGCGTTTAAAAGTTAATAATGATGTAAGCTTAAGAGCAGCTAAATTACTTTTAAAAAATAATGAACTTGAAGAGTTTAAATGGACCTTAAAACAATATATAAAACGAGCTAAAGAAAATGGCATTACTAATGATTGGACTAAACAGTTAGAAAATGCTTCAGCTAAATTTCATATATCAAGACTTGAAGCAATTAAATTACAAATACAAGAACATTTAGAATATCTATATGGCAATTATTTAGATGGAATGTATGAAGCTATGCAAGACACATATCAAAATACCTATTATAAAACAGCTTATGAATTACAAGCAGGTTTTAATATGGGTTTTGAAATAGCTAAAATTGATACAAAAACTCTTGAAAAAATTCTTGCTAAACCATGGGCAGTTGATGAATTAAATTTTTCTGACCGTATATGGAAAGATAAAAATAAACTAATTAATACCTTACAAAATACATTAGTACAATCTTTAATAAGAGGGACATCGCAAGATAAAGTTGTTAAGGAATTTGCTAAAAAAATGAATGTGTCTTTAGGTCAGGCAGGACGATTGATTGCAACCGAAACAGCATATTTTGCTACCATAGGCGAGTTTGACAGCATGGATAATCTAGGTGTTAAGCAATATGAAATATTAGCTACATTAGACCGTAGAACGTCAGATATTTGTAGACATCTTGATGGTAAGGTCTTTAATATGTCTGATAAACAAATAGGAATAACTGCACCACCTTTTCATTGTTGGTGCAGAAGTTGTATTATTCCTCACACTCCAAAATTAAAAGGAAGTAAAAGAGCTGCTAGAAACGATGAAGGCAAAACATATTATATTGACGGCAATATGAAATATAGTGATTGGAAAGAAGTTTTTATTGATAAAACTAAAACCTATAAAGAATGACAAGATGATAAATATTGTTGTTCTTAATTTTAAGGAGATGGTTGAATGGATATATGGCATATATTAACAATAATTTTATTTACTACGCAGATAGTAAGTGGGATTTTGTGTAATGGAAATACTGTAGAAATAAATTTTTTGGTAAGAACGTTTTGGGTAATTATATGGAATATCATTTTATATAATGGTGGTTTTTGGACTTAGAAAGGTGGTGAGGAAGATGTATAAATGGATTATGGAATATCTTAATTTATTTAAACAAGATTTCCCGTTTAGTGCGGTAGCTGATTTAAATGAATATGAGATTATTAGGATTATTCAAGACTGTGTAAAAAATAACCGCATTTATACAGCCGAAACGAGACTTGCAGTTATTGGAACTGGAAAAATAGGACAATGTATAACAGGAAAGGAAGAATAGTGTTATGGCTTATAGTAAACATGAATGGAATGACGGAGAACTTATCACAAAAGATTTAATGAATAATATGGAAAAAGGAATTGAAGACGCTAATAATAGAGAAATGATTCCAGGGCCACAAGGAGAAAATGGTCAATCTGCTTATGAACTTTGGAAATTACAAGAAGGTAATTCTGATAAAACAGAAGATGATTTTTTAAATTCTCTTAAAGGTGAAAAAGGAGATACTGGAGAGCAAGGACCAAAAGGAGATACCGGTGAGCAGGGAGCAACTGGAGCGAAAGGAGATACTGGTGCAAAAATTACATCAATTGAATTAAATATTACAGGTACAAGCATCTCTGGAACTGCACATTTAGATGATGAAAGTACAGCCTCTATCACAGGTACTTATACAGCAGGTTGATAAGGAGAAGATAAAATGACTATTGAAGAATACATTGCTTCTTTAAATCTTGCAGATGATGCTAGAAAGAAAGCAACAGAAGGTTTAAAGAATTTTTTAAAAGATAACTATGTAGAAAAAGCAAAATTTGATGAAGCTACTACAGCTAAATCTAATCTTGAAACGCAGATTAAAGAGCGTGATAAACAGCTTGAAACCTTGAAGAAAACGGCTGGAGATAAAGAAAAATTAGAAAGCACTATTAAGCAGTTACAAGAAGAAAATAAATCTTCTAAAACTAAATACGAGCAAGATTTAAAAAATTTACGTATTGATAGTGCAGTAAAATTAAAATTAACTAACACAGCACAAGATGTTGATATTGTAGCAAGTTTAATTGATAAAACTAAATTAATTGTATCTGATGATGGTACAGTAACAGGCTTAGATGAACAGATTAATCCATTGAAACAATCTAAGCCTTTTTTATTTAAAAATGATAAACAAAGTTATGAGCCTAAAGTAGGTGGTAATCCTATAAATAATCCATTTAGTAAAGAACATTTTAATCTTACTGAACAAGGTAAATTATTTAGAGAAAATCCACAACAAGCTAGAGCATTGGCTCAAGCTGCTGGAGTAAATATTGGAGGTATTAACTAATGGCAACAACTTTACAAGATATTATTGTACCAGAGCTATTTAATCCATATGTGATTAATCGTTCTATGGAATTATCTGCACTTTACCAAAGTGGAATTGTTAGTAATAATGCAGAATTTGACCGTTTAGCAAGTGAACCAGCACCAATTCATCATATGCCATTTTTTGAAGATTTGACAGGAGATGCTGAAATTGTAATTGAAGGAGCTAAATTAACACCTGCTAAAATTACATCTAATCAAGATATATCTACTACTATTCGTCTTGCTAAAGCTTGGGCTGCTACAGATTTATCTGCACAGCTTGCAGGAAAAGACCCTATGGAAGCTATTGCAACACTTGTTGCTAAATACTGGGAACGTCAACGACAAAAAGTATTACTTCGTATTCTTAAAGGCGTTTTTTCGTCTGAACAAATGAAAGCAGAACATGTATATGATGTATCTACGTCAAGTGGAAAAGCTGCTAATATTTCTGCTTCTGCTTTTATTGAAGCCCTTCAACTTTTAGGAGATGCACAAGACCAACTTACAGGCGTAATTATGCATTCTAAAACAAAATCTTATTTAAAACAGCAAAATCTTATTTCTACAGAAAGAGATAGCAATTCTGTAGAATTTGAAACATATCAAGACCGTAGAGTAATTGTTGATGATGGTTGCCCAGTAGATGAAGGAGTATATACAACTTATCTTTTTGGACAAGGTGCTATTGCATTAGGTAATGGTAGTCCAGAAGGTTTTGTTGCTACTGAAACTGACCGAGAAAAATTAATGGGTTCAGGTATTGATTATCTTATTAATCGTCAATGTTTTATTATGCATCCACGTGGAATTAAATGGACTAATAAAGTAAGAACTAATGTAGAAAGCCCTACTTTTGTAGAGCTTGAAAATTCTACAAATTGGGAACGAGTGTATGATAAAAAACAAATTCGTATGGTAGCATTTAAGCATAAAGTAGGATGATATTATGCTAGAAGTAACTAAACTTAAAAATTTATTAGGGACTGTATCTGATGAAAAGGATACAGTCCTTCAATTTATTTTAGATGATGTTGAAGAAACAATACTAAATTACTGTAATATTTGTGAATTACCTGAAGGATTAGTAAATACTGCTTATAGAATGGCTATGGATATTTACAGAAATGAGAATATTGGGAGTGAGGAAGGTTCTAGTGGTAATATAACAAGTATAAAAGAGGGAGATACAACTGTTAATTTTGGTAATAGTTCTAACAATGTTGTATTTGCTAACTCTATATTAAAAAATTATATAGTTCAATTAAGGAAATATAGGAGATTATCAAAATGAATATATTAGATAAATCTAGACTAAAGGCTAAAATGGCTATAGAAAAACTATATGAAGATACTTGTAATATTTATACCTATGAAAAAATAACAGAGGCTAATACAGGTATTACTAGGCAAGTAAAAAAAATTTATCTTGAAAATATTTCTTGTAGAGTATCTTTTTCTAATTTTCCTAGTACAACAGATGATGAGCAAGCTAAACTTACACAAAGTATTAAATTATTTTTACCTTCCGATATATTGATAAAAGCTGGCTCTTATGTATCCATATGTAGACAAGGGTTAATTACAGATTATGTTTGTAGTGGAAAACCTGCTATTTATAAAACTCATCAAGAAATAAATCTTGAGCTATATAAGGATTACGCATAATGAAAAAGAATTTTAGTAGATTAAAAGAATTGAAAGTTAATTTAGAAGCATTGAATGAACATAAAGATTTATTTATGCAACAAATGGCTAATGAATTAGCAACAATATTTCTTGCAGAAGTAAGAAAAAGAACTCCAGTAGGTAAAGGAACATTTGAAGTAGTAGGTAAAATTAAACGAGGTAAAAATAAAGGAAAACCTAAATTAAAAAAAATCTCTCAAGGTGGCTTGCTTCGTAAGTCTTGGTATATAACAAAAGCTATTAAACATAGAGATTATTATATAGCTTCTATATTTAATCCTATGGAATATGCAGCTTATGTTGAAAATGGACATAGACAAAAAGTGGGTAGATATGTGCCTATTCTTGGTAAAAGATTAAAAGCAAATTTTGTGGAAGGTCATCACATGATGAAGTTATCTGCTGAATTAGTTGAACAAGAAGGATATGCTTATGTACAGCAAAGATTTTACGAGTTTTTAAGGAGATACTTACATGATTGATGTAAATGGGCAAGATATTATAAAAGGTATAATAAAAGCTTTGAATAATGAGTTTGGCAAGAATTATACTTACTATATAAATGATATTCCACAAGGATTTGAAGAGCCTTCTTTTTATGTAAGATTACTAGATAGTAATTTTAATCTTATATGTGGCAATCGTTATCTTAGAAAAAATATATTTGTAATACGATATTTTCCTAAAAGTGAACTAGAACCACAACAAGAAATAAATGCTATCTTAGATAGACTTTATCCTATATTGGAGTATATTTATATGGGAAAAGATTTAATTCGTGGTACAAATATGGAAGCTAATATAGTAGATAATATTTTACATTTACAAATACATTATGATTTCTTTGTAATAAGACCAATCCAACGAGGTCCATTAATGCAAAATTTAATTCAAAAACAAAAGGTGAAATAAATGTATACTAAAACGCAGATTTTACAATCTAAAAAATACCGTCAGTATAAAGATGTACTGACGGTTATTTTATCTAATAATAAAAATTATACACATGAAGAAATAAAACAAGAATTAGATAAATTCTTATCTGCTCCAATAAAGGAACAAAAAAATTAGGAGGAATAAATTATGGCTTTAGGTGGCGGTACTTGGCTTACACAAAATAAAAAATTACCAGGTACTTATATTAATTTTGTTAGTAAAGTACGTGCTAGTGTAAATATGGCAGACCGTGGATATGCTGCAATGCCTTTAGATTTAGATTGGGGTATTGAAGGTGAAGTATTTACAGTAGAAAATGCTGATTTTCAGAAAAATTCTATGCTTTATTTTGGTTATGATTACAGTCATGAAAAAATGAAACCTTTGAGAGATTTATTTAAAAATCTAAAAACAGGTTATTTTTATAGAATTAATAATGGAGCAGTTAAAGCTAGTAATAGTTTAGCAACTGCTAAATATGGTGGTGTTCGAGGTAATAACTTTACTATTGCAATTCAGCCTAATATTGATGATGAAACAAAATATGATGTAATTACCTATTTGAACGAATATAAAGATATTAATAACTCTATAATAGGAATGGCACAAGTTGGCAGTGCAGCTACAGCAGAAAAAGACACTACATTTACTATGATGGATAAACAAACAATTTCTACATGGGCAGAAATTACAGATAATGATTATGTAGTATTTAAGCGTACAGGCTTATTATCTGAATCTATTACATCTGGTACACCACTTGAAGGTGGTAGTAATGGTGGCGAAATATCTGGTTTGCAATACCAAGATTTCTTGGAAAAAATTGAACCATATTATTTTAATATCTTAGGTTGTGTTTCTACAGATGAAACTATTCAAGATTTAATGATACAGTTTACTAAGCGTTTACGTGATGAAGTTGGAGCAAAATTTCAGTGTGTAGTTTATGGATATGAAAATGCTGATTATGAAGGCGTTATTAGTATTCAAAATTCTGTTATAGATAAAGGTGAAAGTCCTGCAAATTTAGTTTATTGGGTAACAGGTGCAGAAGCTTCTTGTGCTGTAAATGCAAGTTGTACAAATAAAACATATGACGGTGAATATGCTATAAATACAAATTATAAACAAACAGAATTAGAAAAAGCTATTACAAATGGTATGCTTATCTTTCATCGTGTAGCAGACAATGTTGATGGTGATATAGTTGGGGATATAAATATTCTTAGAGATATTAATACATTTACATCTTTTACTAAAGAAAAAAATGAGGATTTTTCTAGTAATCAAGTTATTCGTGTGCTAGACCAACACGCCATTGATATAGCTAGATTATTTAATAAAACCTACTTAGGAAAAGAACCAAATGATAATGAAGGTCGTATGGCTCTTTGGGGTGATATTGTGGCTTATGAAAAGGAAATGCAACGAATAAGAGCAATTACCAATTTTAAGGCAGAAGACGTGCCAATTCCTGCAATGGGACAATCTAAAGAAACCGTTTTAAGTGAATATGCTATACAGCCTGTAATGTGTATGGAAAAACTTTATATGAATATTATTGTAGCTTAGAAAGTTGGTGAGAATTAATGGATACAAATAGAACAATGCACGCTAAAGACGTTGTATCTGCAAAGTTAGCGTCTTGTGTTATAAATAATCTTAATGGAGAAAGATTTCTGCTTATGCAAGCTAAAAATTTAGAAGCAAAAGCTGAAAAAAATAAGGTAGAAGTACCTATTCTTGGACGAACAGCAGTGGGACATAGAACGACAAATGTTAATTATACAGGTTCTATGACTATTTATAATAATACTTCTCGTTTTAATGAACTTGTTAAACAATATCAAGATACAGGACAAGATTTTTATTTTGATATTATTATTACTAATTATGACCCAACAAGTTCAGTGGGTACACAGACAACTATTTTAAAAGATTGTAACTTAGATGGTGCAACAATAGCTGGCTTTGATGCTGATGGTGATTGGCTTGAACAAGATGTAGATTTTACCTTTGAAGGATTTGAAATGCCTGAAAAATTCAAAGACCTTGAGGGCATGAAATAAGGAGAGATATAAATGAGTGATAATTTAAAAGCTTTTATGGCTGAAAGTGCTATTCAATACAAGGAAGTTGATTATGTAGCGTCTGAACGCTTTATTGATGAAAAAAATAATCCTATACCGTGGAAACTTAGAATATTAACCGAAACAGAGTTATCTAAATTAAAAGCACAATGTAAAAAACGTGTAACTAATCCTAAAACTCAGCAATCATATATTGAAACAGATTCAAGTAAATTAGCTGACTTAATGATAGAAAATAGCGTTATTTATCCAAATTTAAACAATGCTCAATTACAAGATAGTTACGGTGCTGTAGGAGCGATAGATTTAGCTAAAAAAATGCTCATTCCTGGAGAGTATAACGATTTAATACTTGCTGTAAATGAAGCAAATGGATTTAATTCTGGTATGGCAGAAAAAATTAAACGAGCAAAAAACTAATAAACGGCAATGATGTATATGCTAACATAATGTATTATTGCCTGCACAAACTGCATAAATTGCCCAGCGAAATATTGAGCCTGTCTGAGGAAGAACAGGCCTTTATTTTTGCTGCAATTTCTATCAAAATGAAACGAGATGAAGAAGAAGCTAAGAAAGCTAAAAATAAAAGGAGATGATATTTTGTCTACTTCTACTCTAGAACAATTTATAAAAATGAGAGATGGTATATCTAATCCTATTAATAAAGCTACACAAGCAGTAAATAATCTTTATCTAGCAGAAGAACAAATGGCGAATAGCACTTTAAAAGCTGAACAAAGTATGGAAAATATGGCTAATGGTATAAAAAATAATATAGCAGGAATAAATAAAACTATTCCTTATACTATAGGACAATTAGAAGCATTAGGAGCATATCAAGATAAGTTGGGACGTTGGCATGGTGCTGATGGTAAATATTTAAAAGTTAATATAGATACTATACAAGCTGAAAGAAATGTTTCTTCATTAAAAGAAAGTATTGAAAGTTTAAAAGATAGCTTAACAGGTTCTTTTATAATTGGAAGTATTTTTGGTGATATGATATTTAATGCGATAGAAGAAATAGCTTCAATCCCTAGCAAATTAATCAAAGCTTCTGACGCATATTCAGGTATTATGGCGAGATTAAACTTAGTTGCTGGTGGACAAGAGCAAGCAATAGCTTTGAATGAACAAATTTATCAATCGGCACTTAGAGCAAGAGGTCCTTATGATGTAATGGCAGATAGTGTATCTAAAATTGCAATGACTGCAAAAGAAGCATTTCCTGACCCAAGAACTATAGTACCTTTTATGGAAAATATTCAGAAGTTATTTAATATAGGTGGTACAGATATTGAAAGACAAAAAGACGCTTTATTACAATTAACACAAGCTCTTGGGTCTGGTAAATTGCAAGGTGATGAATTACGTTCTATAGCTGAAGCTGCACCATTAATAGAAAAATATATTGCTGATTATATGGGTGTATCTATGGGAGAAATAAAACAATTAGGTGCAGATGGTGAAATAACAGCAGAAATAATTAAAAATGCTATTTTAGGAGCAACAGATGAAATAAATAAACAATTTGAAACTATTCCTTTAAAATGGCAAGATATATGGACTAACATTGAAAGTAGAGTTAGTCATGCTTTTCAGCCTGTATATACTGAGATAAGTAAATTAGCTAATAGCCCATTGATAAAAAGTTTTGCAGATAATATAGTAGCTGGTGCGGTTATTGGTGCTAATGCTATTAATGGATTTATAAATAATGTTAAATGGTTATCCAATGAAATTAGTGCTTTTTACGATAAAAATAAATTTGCTATTGATACTATAATTGTTGGTTTTGGTGGTGCTATTGGTGCAGTAGGATTATATGGTATAGCCCTTGCTGGTGTAGCTGCTAAAACTGCTATTTTAGGTGCAATAAGTAAAGTCGGTTATGTATTGCAATTTATAGCATATATTCCTACAGCAATAAAACTTATTCGTACTCTTGGAATAGCACAAACTTTAACTGCTGTGAGTGCTGCTGAAATGTGGGGTGCAATATTTTTACCTATAGGTGCAGTAGTAGCAGGAGTTTATATACTTACAGATGGATTTAATAATTTAGGAGTTGTAATTGAATATACATTTTCTATTTTGTTAGGTATGTTGACATCTGCTGGTATTGCATTAGGTGGATATATTGCTTACTTAGTTGTATATAATGGATTACAGTTATTAGCTGCTGTTTATACATTTGCCTATAATACAGCTATTGTTATAACTAATGCTAGTTTATCTATTGCTTATGCTAGGACTGTGGCTGTAGGTATAGCACAAAGAGCAATGGCTGTTGCAAGTTTGTTAGCAAGTGGAGCAATGGCAATTTTAAATGCAGTAATTTCTAGAAATCCTATACCTATATTAATAGGCTTAATTGTGGCAGTAGTAGGTGCTTTTATTGGGTGGCAAATAGCAAGTAATGGTCTTAGAAATACACTGGCTAATGTATTTGGTGAAATAGCAGAATTTGTTGCTAATGCTATTAATTTTATGATTGAAAAAATAAATGGGTTGATTAATGCTTTTAATGCTGTTAAATCCACAGTAAATGAAATATTTGGTACTAATTTATCTGCTACAAGTGAAATAACTTATAGAGCAAATCCTTTAGAATATAAATCAGGTGCTAGACAACTTGCATATAATCTTTATGATACAATAATAAATCCATTTAAGAATTTAGGTGTTTTTAATGGAATAGATAATGTTCCTTATACGACACCAGAAATAGGAACTATTCCTAATTATGGGGATTTAGCAGGAACTGATGATACTGCTAAAAATACTAAAGATACAGCAGATAATACTAAAAAAATAGCTGAAGCTATGGATATAATGGACGAAGATTTAAAATTCATGAGAGATATTGCTGAGCAAGAAGTAATAAATAAATATACTACTGCTAAAATTGAAATTAATATGGAAAATATAAATAATATTTCTAAAGATGTTGATTTTGATGGAATTATAACACATATAGGTGAACAAATAGCAGAAGCTACAGCAAATGGAGCTGAGGCGGTGCATATATAATGGCATATTATTTTTATTTAGATGATATGATGTTACCTATTCCACCAGCTAAAATGGATATACGTATAAAAAATAAAAATAAAACTGTAAATCTTATAAATGAAGGAGAAATAAATATTATTAAAACAGAAGGTCTGAAAGAAATATCTTTTGAGCTTCTTTTGCCTAATAGTAATTATCCATTTGCAGACTATTCCCAAAGCGATACAGAAATAGGAGTATCTGCATTTAATAATTTGTTTGGTGGTTCAATAGGAATTTTAGGTAATTTATTAAATGAATATTCATTTAAAGGAGCTGAACATTATTTAGAAAAAATAAAAATAGCAAAAGAAAGTAAACAGCCTTTACGATTAATAATAATGAGAATGACACCTAGTTTTGAAGTTTTGTTTGATACTAATTTATTGGTTACCATTGAGAATTATAGTATACGTGAAGATGCTAAAAATGGATTTGATGTTGTAGTGCCTTTACAACTAAAAGAGTATAAGTATTATGCTACAAAAGAAGTTGAGGTAAAAACTGATGAAAATGGCAAAGAAACATATACTATAAAAGAGAATAGACCTACAGATAAAATTACTCCTAGTGTTTGGAAAGTAACAAAAGAAAAATCTGTATATGAAGCTGTAAAATTAGCGAGTGGAGGTAGTTTGAATTGGCGTAGCGTTATGAATTTGAATAAAATGTATAATCCATCAACACCTACATTAAAAGAGGTGTTAAAACTTGAATAATAGCAATGAATTATTAATAACCATTCATACTGTTGATAATAAGTGCTATATACCAGTTGTTGAAGATAATGTAAATATTGAATATTATCGTAAAGGGCAACCAAGCAAAATTACTTTTAAAGTAGTACAAGATGAATTGTTGGATATACAAGAAGGATATAGAGTAAAAGTACAGCGTGGTGATGTAGGTATATTTTTTGGTTTTGTATTTAAACGTAATTTAGATAAAGATAATATTTTATCTATTATTGCTTATGACCAGCTTAGATATCTAAAAAATGAACAGATTTATAATACAGTAAATAAAAAAGCAAGTGAAATAATAAAACAGTTAGCTGAAGATTTTAAGCTAACTATTGGTGATATTGCAGATACTGAATATGTAATTCCACGATTTAGAGCAGGTAAACAAACTTTATTCGATTTAATGCAGACAGCTATAGATATAACTACAGAAGCTACAAAAAATTTATATGTGCTTTATGATGATTATGGAAAGTTGACTCTTAAAAATATAAATGATATGAGAGTTGATATTTTAATTGATAGTGAAACTGCTGAAAATTTTAGTTTTACTTCTGATATAGATAAGGACACATATAATGATATTGTGCTTTATTTTGATAATAAAGATACTAATGCACATGAAATTAGTAATATTGCTATGGATACAAAAACTATAGCAAAATGGGGACTTCTTAGAAAAATAAAATCTGTAAATCCTGAAAAACCAATAAATCTTGATGAATTGGCAAAAGCAATGCTTAAACGTTATAACAGAGTAAGGCGTACATTATCTATAAAAAATGCTTTTGGAGATGATAGAGTTCGTGGTGGTTCTAGTATATTTGTTAAATTATATATAGATAAACAAGAAATAAATATGAAAATGTTAGTTGAATCAGTTAAGCATACCTATACTAATAATTCACATTTTATGGATTTAACACTTAAAGGAGGGATTTTTGAGTGAGTATTGTTGCTTTAAAAGAAGCTATACAACAATTAGTAAAACAACAATTAAATAGTGCTAATCTATGTGATTACAGTCTTGGTGTTGTAGAAACTATTAATCCCTTAACGATTAGAATTGACCAAAAAGAATTACTTACAGAAGAATTTTTAATTTTAACTGATTTAGTTAGAGATTTTGATGTTGATATAACTGTTAATCATATAACAGAAAATAAATCAGGTGGTAGCGGAGACGCTTTATTTGAAAGTCATAATCACGCTTATAGCGGGCGAAAACGAATTACTGTGCATAACGGTCTATCAGTCGGTGAGAGCGTTATTTTAATTCAGCAATCGGGCGGACAAGAATTTATTGTTTTATCTAGGTCTACTAATCATACAAATTTGACCGGTCAGTGGGGTTGATAATATGGGATTTTTACCACAAGGAACAGATACGGATTTAAATATAAATATAGCGATAACAAGCATAGTTCCTAATAAATCGTACCGCATGAAAATAGCTGATGAAAAAATATTAGGTAATATTGATGAATTAGATGCAATAGCACAAGCTTGTTATAAAATATTAAATACAGAAAGGTATCAATATGTTATTTATAGCTGGAATTATGGCATAGAATTACAAGATTTATTTGGTAAACCTATACCATATGTATATAGTGAATTACCAAGACGAATAAAAGAAGCTTTAACACAAGATGATAGAATAAATAGTGTAGAAGATTTTGAGCTGTCTTATGATAAAGGTAATGTATTAGCTAAATTTACAGTAAAAACCAATCTAGGCAACATTGAAATGGAGAAGGGAGTGAATATTATTTAAATGTATGAAAACCAAACAGAAAATATTATTTTAAATAGAATGCTTGAAAAAGTACCAAATGATATAGATAAAAGAGAAGGTTCTATTATTTATGACGCAAGTATGCCCGCAGCAATAGAATTTATGCTTTTATATGCGACTGTAGATTATTTTATAAAAAATACTTTTGGCGATACTGCTGAAAGATATTTTTTAATATTATTAGCTAAAGACCGTGGATTATCTCCTTATCCAGCAACATATGCAATAGTAAAAGGCGAGTGTACTCCTACTAATATAAATATTAGTATAGGCACTCGCTTTTCTTATGATGATGTAAATTATTCTATTATTGAAAATCTAGGTAATGGACAATATTTATTAAAATGCGAAACTATAGGAACTATTGGAAATAAACCAAGTGGAAATTTAATTCCTATTGATTATGTACAAGGTCTTGAAGTTGCTAAACTTTTGGAAGTTACTATTCCAGGAGAAGAAGAAGAAGCAACAGAAGATTTTAGAAAAAGGTATTTAAATAGTTTTGATAATCAAGCATATGGTGGAAATATTTATGATTATAGAGAAAAGGTAAATGCCATTGAAGGTGTGGGTGGAGTAAAAGTTTATCCTGTTTGGAATGGTGGAGGAACTGTAAAAATTGTATTTATGACTAGTGAATATAAGCCACCTACTACAGAATTTATACAACAGGTACAAACTAAATTAGACCCAGAACAAAATAAAGGAAAAGGAATAGGAATAGCACCTATTGGTCATGTTGTAACTGTTGATGGAGCTAGTAATTCTTATATTAAAATTGATTTTAATATTACATTTAATAGTGGAAATTTTGAAGATTATAAAACTAAAATAGAAAAAGTTATAGATGATTATTTTTTTGAATTAAATTCTAAATGGCAAGATACACAAAAAGTAACAATAGATGCATATGAGAATAAAGGTATTGTAGTACGTATAAGTCAAATTGAAAGTCGCATTTTAGATATTGAAGGTGTAGATGATATTGAACATACTAAATTAAATGAGTTGGAAGAAAATTTAATTTTAGATGTTAATGCTCTTGCTATTAGAGGTGAATTAAGTGGATAATTTAGAACGTGAAGTAAGAGTACAAAGATATTATCCTAATGTTATTGCTAATGCTGATGAATTTAAACAGCTTGCTATACTAGAAAACGAAGAATTTAAATCTATATGGGAAGTTTTATTTAAATGGTTTAAAAATAAATTTGTTTATGAAGCTGATTTACAAGGTATACAACGTTGGGAAGAAATGTTAAAAATAATTCCTAAAAGTAAAGAAACGTTAGAAGATAGACGCAGTAATATTTTAGTAAAAATAAATAGTATATTACCATATACAATACGTAGATTAAAGCAAATTTTAGATTTAAAATTTGGAAAAGATAATGCTATTCCTATTACAACAAAAAACTATGAATTAATAATAAATTTTAATAATGAAATTGAATTAAATGCTAAAACAATGCGAGCTTTATTACGTGCTATAATTCCTGCTAATTTAATTTTTAAAATAATAATCAGTTGGAATTTTGAACAAAATATTTACAATAAAGCAAGCATTATTCAATATATTGACGCCAACCATAATTTTTGGAATTTGGGTACAGCAGAAAAGACTTATTGGGATGGTGTCTGGTGCTGGGACGGCAGTATCGACTGGAGTGGCTTAAAACCGAATGCAAAATACAAAGAAAGGCAGTCCCATGTTATAGACATTTTAACTAAAGTTAATTCTGCACAGACCTTTAAGACAGGACAAAGCGCAGATATAACGTATAAAATAACATCTAAGCACAGACTTTTAACAAGCCATAAAGCAGGCAGTATTTATTATGTAGATATAGACTTAAAACAAAACATTGAACACAGGGCATTAAATACAGGTAAAATTAATGCTATGCAGAGCCGAACCACAGGGAACGTAAAAAACCTATGGGACGGCTCTTTTTGTTGGGACGGCAGCCACGGATGGAGCGGCGATTACACCCTGCAAAATACGCAAATGGAAAACCTATGCACCTGTTACAGCACAGATAAAAACGGAAACATGAAGAAAGGAACATTTGAAAGACTATGAGCGATACCCAGAACATTAATCCAGTACAAACACTTGAGATAAACGGTGAACCGGCACCGCTGGCAGAATTTAATCAAGATACATTTTTACAGTCCAATAAGAAGACAACGACCGATTACAGGGCGGCATTTGCGCAGGCAATCGGAACAACTGGACAGATTGCAAAGATTGTAAAAATGGCATTTGGTATTGCCGGCGAAACGGACGAACAGGGCAATCCTGCGCCGCCGAGCGATAACGGCAACCTAAATAACGTTGTTTTAACGAAAGATATTACCTCTGTAACTTATCCGGTTGAAACTTCTGTTTGTTTTGAAGCAGAAATTGAAGCTGGTGAGTATACTGGTGCAATAAATGAAGTAGCTTTGATAGATGAAGAAGAACAAACTGCTGCTAAAATGCGACTCTTAACATCTAAAGGTGTAGATGCTGAAAGTGGAGCAATATTTAAATGGACTGTAGAGTTTTGAGGTGATTAGATGAATAGTGAAGAATTAAAAAAAGAATTTGGGTTATTAATGCCAAGTGAGATAAATGGATTTAAAAGACCAGATGAATCAATACCTAATAGTAATGATTTCTTTTTAGAAATTCCACAACTTATTTCAAAAGACCCAGTGCTTTATTCTACAATGAATTTGATTTTTAGTGTAATTTTATCTAATGATAAATTATTAAAGCAATGGATTGATACATTGCAAAACGTAGTAAATGCACAAGACTGGCGTGTAGTTACGGACAGTTTAAAAGGGTATATGACTCCAGAACTAAAGAAAAAATTAGATGGTATTGCAACAGGTGCAAACAACTATGTACACCCAGCAAATCACCCTGCCACCATGATTACTCAAGACGCGACACACAGATTTGTAACAGATACAGAAAAAACTACATGGAATGGCAAAGCAAGTACAGCAGTTGTATCAACAACGGCAAATGGATTAATGCCCAAAAGAGATGGTAGTGCAACATCTATTTTTACAGGAGACGGCGTCTGGAAAAGCCTTGCATGGAATTTAATCACAGGAAAACCATCAACATTTGCGCCGTCTGCTCATAACCATGATGGCAGTTATTTAAAATTAAGTGGAGGCTCATTAACAGGCGCTCTAAATTTGGCAAACGGTATATGGAACAAAATCGGTGATGATGTTTATATTGGCGATAGTAATCAAGCTGGCTGTTTATGTATTAAAGGGGTGAATGCTGATAGTGGCATAGCTTTTGTTAATAAGGATAATACAGTACAAATTGCTAAATTAACTTATGCAGGTGTAGAAATTATTAGTAGTGTTAATATTAAAGTTCCGAAGATAGTTTTTTCAAACGGTTCGGAATTATGGATAGAGTAGGGTGATATTATGGCGGAATTAGCAAAAAAATTACACTTAAAAAAAGGTGCAACCGAACATACAGCTAAAGCATATTCCACAACAGCAGAAATAGGCGGAGATTATATAAACGCAAAAATAGATGGCGTTACAGCTTATATAGCTATTGGGGAAACTACAGACAATAGGGCTACAATGGGCAGAGTTAAAAAAAATGGTGCTACTAAAGCGATTTTGAACAGTGCTAAGCCTGTATATACAGAACAAAGCTATACCACAGCTGGTACATTTACGTTTACAGTACCTAAAAACGTAACCCGTATAAGATACGCAATAGCAGGAGCGGGAAGCGGAGCAATGGGTCGTGGTCAATATAACGCAAATGTATCGGCTGGCGGTGGCAGTTCAATAGATAGTATTTCTGTAGGCGGGGGAGGTAGTGGGAATTTGAACTATGGTAATGCTATAGGCTATGGTGAAATTGGTGGAACTCAACAAGCAGGAGGCAGTCCCAATGGGAAAAAGGGTTCTGTAGCAATGCAGGAAATCGGCTATACAATGGGCACGGAAATTGCTGGTGGTGTTGGCTGGGCTTTAAATTTTAATACAGAGTCGGGAACTTATGGAAAAGGCGGTAACGGTAGAACGTGGAGTTGGGGGACTTCATCTTATAGAGGAAGATTAATTGGCGGAGCTAGTGGAGGTTATAAAACTGGATATTTAGATGTAACACCCAATCAAACATTAAGTATTAACGTCGGTGGTGGCAGTAGTGGATATTGGCGTGGCGATGGAGGAAATGCTAATGTCGATTGGGGTGCAAATGGCTTTGTATTAATAGCATGGGGAGGTTATATTTAGTGAATAAACACAGATATGCACAGTTATTATATGGAAAAGTAATTTATATCTATGAAACAGAATTAAAGAAAGAAGATTTATACACTGTATTTAGCCCAGATATCTATTGGATAGATATTACAGGACAAAAATGTGAAGTAGGCTATATAACAGAGTTTAAAGAAGGTTTAGGCGTAGTCTTTACACCACCAAAAGAAGAAACGCAACAGATTATAGCACATGAAAATATAAGTCCAATGTTACTATCTTTAGCTAATGCAGTAGCAGAACAAGAGCAAAGATTAGTGAAATTAGAAAGCAAGGAGCAAATAAAATGATTATAAAAGAATACATGATACCTGTTTATGGATTATTAGTTGCTGGAGGTTCTTGGAACTTAGAACCTATTGAAGGCGACAGTAAAAAAGTAGTTCCTGAAGAATATCGTACATTAGTAGCTGAATATTTAGCAGAAAAGCAAGCTGTAATTTAATAAATGTATTACAATATATATTAAATGTGCTATAATATATGTAAAGGAGTTGATATTATGGCACAAACATCTTTAAGTGTTCGCATAGGAACAGAAGATAAAAAGCTTTTTGAACACTTTTGTGAACAAACTGGATTAAATGTATCTGTAGCGATAAATATGTTTATCAAAGCAGTAATTAGAGAGCAAAAAATACCATTTGAGGTAAAAGCAACAAAGAATGAAATGTCATGTTTTAGTCCTAAATTATTAAAAGCGATGGCTGAAGCTAAAGAAATTTCAGGTAATCCTAATGTAAAAAGTTATACTACTATGGAAGAATTAAAGAAAGCTTTAGAAGAATAATGTATAAAGTAAAAATAACAAATACTTTCAAAAGAAGTTATAAATTAATGAAAAAACGTGGATTAGATATTTCATTATTAGATAAAGTTATAGATGACATCAGACAAGGAAAAGAACTTGATATTAAATATCGTAATCACGAATTAAAAGGGAAATTTAAAGGTTTCTATGAATGCCATATCCAACCAGATTGGTTATTAATATATTTAATTGAAAATGATATATTAACTTTAACATTAGTCGATACAGGAAGCCATGCTGATATTTTTAAAATGTAAAAGCCATTAGAATAAACTCTAATGGCTTTTTGTGTAAGAAGGTGAGTAGATGGCAGATGAAAGTATACGCACCCTGTTTAATGAGGTGGGTGACCTTAAAGTGCAACTAACAAGAGTAGAAACTTTACTGGTAGAAACAGTAATAGCCAACCAAAAAAATAATACGGAAAGGCTCGATAGACATAGCAAAAAAATCGACCTTGCGTTCGAGCGTATAAAAGAGCTAGAGAACGATAAAAAACAAATCGTTTCTATTAAAAATTTGGTTATTGGTTTTATTGGATTAGTAGCAACTAGTACTAGTATAGTTATAGGTATTATGCAAATAGTGAGGTAATTATGCAATATGAAAAATTAGATATAGTAAATTTAGTAGTCGTTATAGGGCTTGTTATGGCTTTAATAACGGCTATTTTTTATGGTAATGCGGAATTATCTACAACAATAAGTGCTGGCTTGTTAGGTTATCTGGGTGGGCTGGTACGAGTTAATAATAAAGATATTACAAAATAGGCACTTTTTATAAAGTGTATGCATACAATCTTATAAAAAGTGCTATTTTTGTAAAACACCTAAAATTAGCTGTTAAATAATCGGTAGATAATTGGAAGGTTATTGGAAGGTAAAAGCCTACAAACCGCACCACTAAAGGATTTAATTGGAAGATAATCGGTAGATTTAACTTAGTAAATAAAACTTAAAATTTTAGATAGGAGTTGCATATACAATGTTACGAATTTTTATCAACCCTGGACATGATATGGATTTAGACCCTGGAGCTTGTGCAAATGGAATTAGAGAGGTAGATATTGCTTTAGCTATTGGAGAGAAAGTAAAAAAGACAATGGAAGTTATTGGCTATCCATGCCAGCTTATCCAGAGTGATAATTTAAACGGAGAAACAGAGGGTAAACCTAATGTCTGTGCCACTGCAAATAATAGTGGTGCAGATATTTTTGTATCTATTCATTGTAATTCTGCTGCAAATAGTTCTGCAAAAGGAACAGAAACATTAGTTTATGCATTAGATGGTGGGAAATCCAATATCTTAGCAAAATGTATTCAAGCTCAAATTGTTAATTCTCTTAATATGGTAGATAGAGGTATAAAAGCAAGACCTGATTTGTGTGTATTAAGGGAAACGAGTATGCCTGCGGTATTGGTAGAGACAGCATTTATTTCAAATCAAGAGGACGCTTATAAACTTATGTATAGAATAGAAGAATTTGCTAATGCTATCGCTAGAGGTATAACTGACGCAGAAAAATTATTTTAATAAGGAGATTATTAATATGACTATTGATGAAATTAAAAATGAAGTTTTAGAAAATATGAAGGATTTTATTACGACTGAAGTAAAAGATATGGCTATAAAATGGATTAAAGATACGGCATTGCCAGCAGTTAAAGAAGTAGCTACAGCTTTTGTTGCGGAGCTTAAAAATAGTGCGGTTGATGAAAAAGGCTGGGTAAAATTTAGAGATACTATTTTCTTACCAGTAGCCATAAATGGTAGTCTTTGGATTGTAGAAAAAGTAGTTAATAAATTAGCATCTGAGGAACAAGTATGAACATATTAAAAGAATTTGCAAAGATTTTTATTAAATCTAAATTAGATGATGAAAAACGAAAGCTTAAGGACAAATTACAAAAACAAATAATTACAACTACCAGTACTTCTGTGGTAGCCAGAAATACAGCCTATCTTAGAATAATAGATACGCTAAATGGTAAAGGTATCGCAGAAGTAAATAAAATTATAGATAAAATTTAATAAAAGAGTTATAATTAAATAACATTTTCTTTTATTGCTAAAAGCCCCTATTGCTTAGAAAAAATCTAGGTAATAGGGGCTTTTTTTATTTTTATTGATAAATTAGATTTACAAAATAATCAAAATATAGTATAATAAAAATATAGAAAGGAGGTGTTTACATGATAGATAATGATGTAAAAGATTTTCTTGAAGTATCTACTTATCTTATAGTTATTGGTGAAACATTAATAAAGATAGGTAGGTGGTTAAAAAGAAAAGCAAATAAAAAAGCCCCGCAAAATCGTAGAAAGCCTCGCAAGCGTAAACGATAAAGCAGAGCCGTAGAAGGAGCGGTTATCCGCTCCACTACGATTATTCTATCATGTAATAAGTATGAAAACAATGATATTATTTACCATAATAGTTCTAATTAATTTTATTTTGAAGTTTAAAGACTTAGATTTTATTAATTGGCTTAATGGTGTAAGCATGGGAGTAATTATTTCATATTGGTTTATTAGATTTAGGAGGTAAATATGGGTAGAGGTGGAAAGCGTGAAGGTGCTGGAAGACCAGTGGGAACAACAAAAGAAATTAGTACAGCACGACCAGGAAGAAATATAAGAGCTTATGATTATGAATATGTTCTTATAAAAGAGTTTATGAAAATAGTAAGGAAAAATCCAAAACTAGCTGAAGAATTTATAAAAAATAATAAAATGTAAAATAAAAGACAGCCTGCACTACCGACCAAAGTGTTACAGACTGCCTTATAAAAAACCAGAGGTTACCCTCTGTGAAATATTGTACCATAGAGGATAGCCTCTTTCAATATTAGGAGGATATCCATGATAAGAAGAAAATTGAATAAGAAAAAAAGCTTTAAAGGATTTAAGGTTATAATAGATACATCTGTATTAAAAGAATTAGAGAAATATAAAATGTTATCTATAGACCAGTTATTTAATGAGCAAGATAAAAAAGAAATTGAAAAAGCGTACAATGTTTATAAAAATGTATAGTACGTATAATTATAAAATATATATTTTTATGTTGCCATTTTGTTGCCATTCTATTTTTGATTATATAAAAAATATGATGATAATTAATTAAAATGAAGTAAAAAAGCTTATAAAATAAGCGTATATGAAAGTCATAAAAATAAAAAAATAGTAGTTATAACAATGGCGGAAAGTATTGTTGAACTTTTAAAAGAACATAAAGATACAAAAGTTCTCCATATACAAGGAAGTTTTCATGGTGATGAACATTTAGGCGTGGTAGAAAAAGTAAATAAATTAAATCCTAGCTTAAAGACTGTAGTTATAACACCTATTGAGGCTAAAGACTATGAGAAAATGAAACATAATTATGGTGAGGATACTATAATTATGACTTTTGTGAGAAAATAATATTCGTATATTTATTTATAAAAGTGCCTGTTTTATGCAGGTACTTTTTTATTGTTGCCATTTTGCTGCCGTTTTTATTTGATTTTTAGGATGTAGTTTATCATAAATATTTATTTGCACAATAACAAGCTTTGTATTGCAAAATCTATGTAATATATTATACTAAGTATAGACGAAATCAAACTCATGATGACGCACAAAAGCCTTAGAAAGGGTCAGTTCCTAAGGCTTTTTTCATTGTTATACTAATGCTAGAGAGTTAATTTAAATACAACTCTTGTTAAAGTTAAATATGCTACCAACGTTTGTAGTAACAACGTCATACTGATTCAAATACAACTCTTGTTAAAGTTAAATAAATTTACATATAAAGGCATTGCCTTTTCTTATGCTTATTCAAATACAACTCTTGTTAAAGTTAAATTTTTCCTAATTCTCTTATTCTGGATGTTCACAGGTAATTCAAATACAACTCTTGTTAAAGTTAAATTAAAATAACAATTCAAGTAACAAAATCAAAAATTAAATTCAAATACAACTCTTGTTAAAGTTAAATATAAATAGATATAATAATCATTGTACTTATAATAATATTCAAATACAACTCTTGTTAAAGTTAAATTCGCCTAATCCGTCCCCTAAAGTATCTTTGTTAGCTATTCAAATACAACTCTTGTTAAAGTTAAATT